TAGAACAACTTGGGATATCACCTCAGAGAATATATTTAGTTCTGGAACCGCAGGTATCATACTCCCGGTCTATAATTCTCAAATAAATGTGTATGGCGTTCCGCAGATCGCATTTGTTCCAGTAACATCTAGCGGAACCATTGTTGGCATTGCTTTGGACGCAACCGCTCAGAAAGTTTGGTTCCGATCTGACTTCGGCGGCTTGGGGCCGTGGAATGGCACAGATAATATGGGCGATCCGGCAGCCGGTACAGGTTCATTAGATATCTCGGGTAATGCTGGACCCTACTATATCGCCATTGGGGCAAACGGAGAGACAAGCGCCGTTTGGACGGCGGCTTTTTCATCTTCTGGTTGGAGCTATTCTCCACCAAGCGGGTTCGGCCAATGCTGATGCGTCGCCGGCGCCTGCTTCAACTTGCCGCCGCAGCGGCGGTTGCTCCTCGCCCCGCAGCGGCTGGATTTAGTCCAGGGTTTTCCCTTAGACCAAGCCTTGTTATAACAACCCTGACCGTTCAGAACACCTCGGGGTCAGCCATCACGGGCGACTTCGTCACCCAGCCGATCGGGCTGACGTTCAAGGATGGCGATATCGCTCCCGGCACCTACCCACAGGTGCAGCTTACCGGTGGCACACCGTGCCCGATGAACGTTGACATGATTACCCGGTACGCAAGCGGGTACATGAAGCACTGCACGTCGCCAGGAATTGTGGTTCCAAATACCTCGCTTGCCGGTCCTGGTTCGCTGACCCTAAATGTGCTGAACAACGGCAGCGCACCCGCTGCAACGGCTCTTTCGATCTCCAATATCACCGCTCGTGATCTCAAAGTTGTTTTGGCCGGGCTCACCAATTTGTCGGGGACATGGACGGCGTCCCTGAACGATCAGTTCGAGGTCAAAACGATCGGCAGTGGTCCGGCCGGAATGTGCTGGCGCATCATGTGCCACTTCAAGCAAAGCGGTTCGGCGCACGGGCAACTTGAATGTTACTTCTACGTCTACGCGGTGCAGAACTCGGTCGGCGGACTCTACCGCATCCGGCTGATGCCGGCGATTGCCCAACCCTGGTACGACATCAACTCGCCAACGACGAAGGCTTACCGCGTTTGTACGGCAACGGTGCAGGATGGGGCGACCGTACTCCAAACAATGGGACCATCCCCTCAATCTATCACTACAGCATCCGGTAGTGCTAGCATAACGGCTACAGCCCATCCCTTTGAACAAGGAATGGGTGTTCGACTTACTGCTGCACCTTCAGGATTTTCAACTGGGCATAGTTACGGGGTCAATTATCTCGATGCTAATCATATCGGGCTATATGATCCAGAAATAAGCTTGGACTCAATTACGGCGGGTAGCACCACTACAACTACGGCTACCTTTATTCTTTATTCCAGCCAGTTTACCAAGCATTTTGGCGCTAATGCCGACGCTACCTATCTGTCGATCCAGGGCGGCGGTTCTGCTTCGACAGAGCCAACTGTTCGGGTAGTGCAGAACAAGACCTATCTCCGCTCGACACGTCAATTTCCGCCTTATGATATCGCTGCAACTCCCATTACTTTGTCGGTCCCTGCCGGTGGCTCAGGTTCATACTACCCAAATGGTCATGGCTATCTGGATCCGGTCAACACTACTTCTGGTGGCGATCACGAATATATCGGCCCCCTTACTTCATCCAGCGCAACTCGATTTATTTTGGACACCGCTGCGGCAGAGCAAATAAATCGTGTTACCGCTCTTAGTATGGGAGAGATGTGGCAAAATATACGCTACTCTGGGACTAATACCGTTCCTGTGCTGAACAACGGCAGCGATGGCGCCGGTACGCCATATCCTAATATGGGAGGTTCGTTGTTTCCGGCAACGAATGATAGTTTTACTGGATTTCAATTTTTCTGGAATGGGAGTTCTGGTCAGACCGGCGGATTTACTACTCCAGCCGGCATAGAGGCTCAGTTCATAAACCTGACGACGAACCATTACCCAAATTATCATTATCTTGAGTGGATGCTTACCGGCGAGCCGCAGTATGCCGATATGGTAACTGACGGCGCCAGCTATCTTCAGATGTCTCGCTCGGTTCAGCGCACTGATGTTGGCGCCAACGTGTATTACGGGACGGTTCTTCGGGATGAGGGCCAGACTCGTGTCGATGCGTGGTCGATCCGAGAACTTACTCTGGCTGCGTATGCGTTGCCGGATGCCTATTGGGACGGCGAAACCAAGCAATATTTTACCGATTGTGCCAAAGCAAGCTTTGATTCCATTGTCGCTTATAATGCCACCGAGACCACCATTTGGAAGGATAATGGCTTTTACTTCTTCACCATTGCGCAGGCTAACTGCGGGGCGCAGACGTGGCAATTAAGCTATCTGATGGAGAGCGTTGCGTTTGCTTACGGGGTTAGCGAGTACGCCAACGCGCTTACGTTCTTGAATCACCTGATGAAGTTTCCGTCTGGCATCAAGTCCAATACCGGATCATTGTTTTCCTATACCTCCTATCAATTCTCGTGTCGGTCTGGCGGCGCACCGGGTGATCCCGTTGTGTCTTCTATGGACGAGATCCACTATGCGCCCGGTGGTACAATAGCTGGTGGCTGGTCTACGGATGGTAGTACCACTCTAAGTATCGGGAATAATAGTGGCTCACCATTTACGCTTACAGATGGTGACCGCATTCAATGGTGGGACATTTCGCACGGGGGAGCACCACCAACTGGTCCTGCGCTTATGACGAGCTACTACGCTAGAAACGTCAGTGACCCTGGAATTAACTCTGGCAAAACTTGTCAAATTTTTACGGCTCCAAGTGGCGGTTCTGCTATAGCGATGGGTGCTGATTCTGGCGGGTTTATAGGTATTCGGTTTCAGACAGTACCCGCCTCGCCGACAGGACTTAATTTCGACGATATCGGCGGTCATGTCGCTAACGCACGCTGCGCGTTCCGGTTCGCTACCGCAGTGGGAGCGACCCTAAGCGGCGGCATACTGGCCGACATGGAGGGGTACTTCAACAACGCTGGCGTCACTTTTAACGGTAACGATACGAGTAAATACTGCGTCGTCGCGGCCTTTTAGGCGCGCCAGACCCTCGCTTAGATAGCGGGGCCGTGGCTTCGTCTAACGCCGTTGCATTTATACTGCGATTGCCAGTCGTGCTGTCGTGGCGACGCGACATCAAAGTTTGCCGGCGTGGCGGCGTTTCAGGCTAGGCAATCCGCTGCCGACGTCGAACCAGGATTGCCAACAGCGACACCGATGATCCCAAGAGCGCAAGGGATGATGGCTCGGGGACTGGTATTAGATCGCTGGCCCAATAGCCGGTGATGCGGCATGAAGTAGCGGGGCATCCGCCCCAACCTGCATCACTACTGATGTCAGCGAATGGTCCAATACCAGAATTGACCGTTAAAAATCCATCGGCATAGTCAACACCAACTGATAAAAGTTGTGCTTCAACTTCATTCCAAGACAAATGTAAGTATGCCACCGGTAATATAGCATTAAGTATACCGAGGGCGTTGACAATCTGCCCGCCTTGCACCCCAAGTATGCGAAACAAAAATCCAGGATCGGTAGTTGTGATAAAGCCGCTCAAGCCGATCCCAGGTTGGAAGGTTGGGTTCCACTCAGCATGACCCGTGGTTGTAGAGTCGGATAAAGTTAGACTCATCAGTACAATTGGTTGCTCCGGTGATGGAGGACATGGCCGCGCACTGCACGAGGTGAATCCGGTTTCGTAGAAACTCCATGTTATCGGATCGGCGCGGCTGGGGGTTGGGATCGCGAGCCCGATAAGGGTTAAAGCGAAAGAAATTATGTAGCTCCGTGGGATACGTTTCATTTCGGGGGGCCTCCGAATGCGCTTATGAGCCCGGCAGGCTGCTGGGGGCGCCCTGCGGGCCGACTTCCGGAACAGTGCGGGCCGTTTTAGGGATAATTGCAACAGGTTTTCCACAATGGGAGCGTGCATGATGGTGCGGCTTCTGGGCGCGCTCGCCGCGCTGCTGCTGCTCGCGTCGTCGGCGCTGGCGGTCAACGGGCGCGTCTACAATCTGGGCGACGCCAGCATATCCGCGGCCGTCACCAATCAGGTTATCACGAGCGGCGTGTCGGCGCAGAGCGTGGCCATCGCCTATGTCGACCGGCTGGACGGCATGTCTGCGGTCACGTTCCAGGCCAATTTCACGTATGGCAGCGCGGGCACAAATTTGAAGGTCGACCTGGAAACGTCGATCGACCAAGGGACCTCGTGGCTTCCGATCTGCCGGATCGCATTCACGACTGCCAGCGCCGAGAAGGTCGCGACGGTCAGCGGGTTGACCCCAAAGACGACCGCGGCCGCCCTGTCGGTGCCATCCGACGATGCGTGCACAGACGGCGTGCTCGGCGATCGCCTACGTGTGCGGATCACAAGCACCGGTACCTACTCCGGGAACACTGCCATTTCGACCCGCGCCGCGGTGCGCTGAGATGCCGGTCGAGCAGACCCGATCGCTCTACAGGAGGACCCTAACCTGGCAGATAGCAATCCGCCGCTACACCGGTACGGGGCAGAATAGGCCGTCCTTCGATTGGCCCTGTGGAAGCAGGGTTATGCCGACGGCTCAGGCCAATGAGCTTATCGGCGGCATAGTCGAGCAAACAAAAACCGTGCGTGTGAATGCCGAGGATCTGGTGAACGGACAATTCCCGTTGCCGATAACAATGGCGGACAAGCTCGTTGACGAGGGGCGAGAGACGGCGATCCTCGCGGTCGCAACTCTGCGCGACGGTGGTGTGACGGTCGGATACGATTTGAAGATTAAGGGCTGATGCCGAGCTCCGCCCTTCAAGCGCTGCGAAGGAAAGTCACTATCGACTGGCCCCAGCAGATTCAGACCGACGGGAAGGCCCTGCTGCTGCGCGCCGCACGCGAGGGGCATGCGCGGATCATGCGAGAGCAAACTGCCCGCGCCGGTGTGATCCCGGAATTCGACGCCTACGCGAATAACCCCGGGAATGACAATCTCGATAGCGTCCGGCTACCCGGCCCGATCGTTTACCGGTACCGATATCGGCGCGAGGTCATGCTGGCAGCGAAGGAGCTTCTTGAAAAGGGATCGCCGGTCGATTCCGGGGCCTATAAGCGGAGTCACGCCAGATACGACGATCGTCAGCCCACATCTTGGAATGCCCCGATGCGTCCGGGGGTTTCCATCTTGATTTCAAACCCGGTTCCCTACGCGCGACGCTTAGAAATCGGCAAAACCGAGTCGGGCCGCAATTTCCTGATCAGCAAGCCCAATCGGCTGTATGAGCGAACCGCCAAGCAACTGCAGGCGCGGTACCGGAATGTGGCGAAGATTACATTCGGCTTTGTCACTTTGCCGGGGGCGCATGTCATCAAAGGCGGGCTTGGAGCCAGCTATTCGGCCGGTGGCCGGCGCCGGCAACGGCGGCAGCGTAAGGGAAGCGAGGCTCCGTCTCCGGCGATTTTCATCGAGATGATCTCGTGAGTTCGATCGCTGATGCTTATGCGGCCCTGCGCACGAGGCTGGAAGGTGGAATGTCAATCCCGCTGCGGTGGTATGGCGAGGACGCGGATTCCGAAGGAAACGTGCCGCTGCCGGATACGCCGGCACCGTTTGCGTATGCCGACGTTGATAGTGATCCGGGCGAGATTATCGCTTATGGCGGCGGCCAGGGTGCCAATCTCTATTTGAACCCGATTAGGGTTGAGCTTTTCGTCTTTGTCCCCAGCGGAGTGGGCTTGCCTGTCGCGCTTGGATATGCGGAAACCGCCGCCGCTTTGTTTCGATCTTATCGCGATGCGCACATTTCGGTCGCTTCGGCGACTGTGCGGCCTGGCGGCGATGGTAGCCAGTTGCGGCCGCCCGGGCTCGCCTCCGAGGTCGATAATTACATCTTCGCCGCCGTCGAGGTCGATCTGCATTTCTACCAGATCGGTTAGGGATCCGCGCCTTGGGCAAGTGCTGAATGCAGCGTCGGAGAACACCGCTTTCCCCGTAAGGGGAGCCCGATTTTAACACCATAGGGCAGCGTCCTGGAGACGCCGCTTTCCCTTGACTAGGAGCGCGCAGCTATGACGACGGGAGTCCTCGCGGAAGGCGTCTTTGCCCGGATCGTTTACAAGGCCTATGCGACCGGCGTTATTACGACTAACGCCGAGCCGGACCCCACCGTTGATCCGGTAGGCAGCAGTGGCGGCGAGGTTCTGCGGCGCGTCTCCACCACCTTATCGCTTGCCAAAGATACCTATCAGTCGAACGAGTTGCGCGAAGATCAGCAGCTCGTCACGTTTCGTCACGGCCTGCGGCGGGCAACGGGCGAGATCGCGGGCGAATTTTCACCTCGCAGCTATTTTCCGCTAATCGAGGCGGCTACGCGCGGCACAAAATCAGCAGCAATCAGCCTAACCGAGGCCGATCTGACTAGTTGCGCAGCTGACAATACGACCAGCAAATTCACCTTCGCCTCGGGCAGCCCGACCACGCTCGGATTACGGGTCGGCGATATCATTCGTTACGGTAGCCTCTCGGACAGTGACAACAACGGCAAGAACTTCCTTGTGTTGTCGTTTGGCGGCACCTCTAATCGGGAGTTAACCGTCTATCCGGCGCCCGATACGATGAGCGCTGACACGGCATTTACGTTGACCAGTAATGGCGCGACCGGCAAGGCGATCATCTTGCCATCGACCGGCTTGGTGAAGCGCAAATTTGCCTTTGAGGTCCATCATCAGGACACCGATTTTTCTCGACTTTTCACCGAGTGCCGGATCGGTGGGTTCACCCTCTCGTTGCCGGCCACCGGCATGTCGACGATCCAAATCCCGGTCTTGGGCCGCAACCAGGTCGATTTTGAGGACGCCGCTTGCCCGTTTTTCGTCTCGCCTACGGCATCGACCACGACGGACGTGTTCGAGGCGGTCAATGGTCTCCTGGTTGTCGACGGGACGGCCGTTGGGGTCGTGACTGGTATTACCGTGACCCTCAACCGCAGCCCAAGCTCGGACGCGGTTGTCGGCCAGAACTTTGCGCCGGAAGTTTTCACCGGCACGGGCAACGTCACCGGCCAGATCACCGCAATGTTTGAAAGCGGCACGCTGGTGGACAATTTTGTGAACGAGGATGAAGTCAGCGTTCTTGTTTACCTAAAAACCACCAACGCGGTCGGCTCGCCGGCGGTGTCTATCCATTTGCCGCGGGTGAAGTTTGGCGCTGCGAATGTCGCGATCCAGGGCCAGGGGGCGCAAACCGTCACCCTGCCGTTTCAGGCCCTGAGATTCGTCGGTTCGACTGCCGGGTTTGAAAGCACCACGATGCGCATGGTTGACACCGAAGCCGTATAAAAATCCCGATCCCGCCGCCACGGGATTGCCCGTCCGCTTCGGCGGATCGGTCGCGACCGGGAGGCGCGTCGCTGGCGGGTGACGCGCCTCTTTCCTTGCCGCCATGAGGATAAAATGAAGTCAACGATGGATGACGTCGATAGCCTGCTTTCCACTTTGAAATTCCCGTTCGATACGCCGCAGCGGATGCCGCTGTGCTGGCCGGGAACCGACGTTCCGCTGAAAGATGAGGACGGCAACGAGGCGTGGATCGAGCTTTATTCGATCGAGGCGAAGGTGGTGACCGATTACAACCGGGACATCGAGAGAATGCGGTCTTCAGGCCGGACCGTGCGGAAAGCCGAAAATCAGAACGATCTCGACACGATCAATATGCTTGCGGCCGCCACGGTCGGCTGGCATCTGGTCACCGTTCCGCAGGGGAATGACGTCAACCCGGTTGTGGATCGCGGCAAAGTGATTCCGCTGAACTTCAGCCGGGAAACTGCCATCCGGCTTTACACCGATTTCCCCTGGATCCGTCGACAGCTCGTCCTCTTCTTCACCCAGCCGCAAAATTTCACCAAGGCCTCGTCGCAGAGCTGATCGAGTGGGCCGAATACGAGTTTCGGTCCAATCGTAGGACGGGCGACGGGGCGACGGAGCGGGATCACGACGATAGCGGGAGGCGGCAATTAGAGGCGTTTTCCGCAGTCCTTCGGCCCAAGGCACGTAAATCCGAGATTGTAGAGCCGGACGACCGGCCGCGCTTTCCCACTGAACTCGCCTACCTCTGGCGATGGTTCACCCAGATTTCATTTGGGCTCACGCCGACCGGGTTTGCCCCACCGGTGGTGACATGGGAAGCCATTCGCGCCTGGCAGATCCTGATGGATATCGGGCCGCTCGCGCCTTGGGAGGCTACGGCGCTGGTTCATCTCGGCGTGCTCCGGGCATCGATCCAATCTCAGAAAGCCGAAAGCGAGCGGCGGATAAGCGGCTCCGAGCAATCTGGTTCATCTCCTAGACGAAAGCGGTAATTTGACAGAGGTCGTCGAGACTGCGGTTTACAACATCGCAGTCAAGGGATTGCAGGATATCCAGAACGCTGACGCGTTGCTGGCGAAGCTTGCTGTCTCCGAAGAGAGGGTCACACAAGGCACCCGGACGCACGCCGACGGCGTCGATCGCCTCATTGCACGGTACAGCGCCCAGGCGAGGGCCGAGAATGACCTGATCAAAAGTCTGGAGACACTGGCAAGATACGAGCAAGAGGGCATCAGCACCGAGGAAAAGCGGGGGCAGGCCGCTCTCCTGGCGACGCAGAGATACAATGAGCAGGTCGCCACGCTCGGCAAGCACACGACCGCCGTCAACGACAATAGCAAGGCAGCTGGCGCCGCCGTCGTTTCTGCCGGGCAACTGCGCTTCGCGGTCCAGAACCTTGGCTTCCAGCTCAACGACATCGCGACATCGCTTGCGAGCGGCGGCAGCCCGATGCGCGTCCTGGCGCAGCAGGCCGGGCAGGTCCAGCAGGCGTTCCAACAGGGCGGCGGGCCAAGTGCCGTGCTGCGCGGGTTTGGCTCGTCGATCGCATCTCTGATCACCCCGACGACCGCCGCCGTCGCCGGCGTGGTCGCGCTGGCCGGCGGGGTTTTGCTCTTGGGCGGCCGAGCCAGCGAAACCGAAGCGCGGCTTCGCACATTCAATGTCATCCTGAAAGGCATGGGCGATAGCGGCGATGCAACGGCTGAGGGTCTGGATCAGGTCGTAAAAGGACTACGGAATACCGGCACCGCCGCAGAGGACGCCCTGAAGGCGGTACAAGCTTTTGCACGAGTGCCGGGCATCAATCGAGGTTCTGCGGCTACATTATTGCCCCTGGCTCGCGATATCGGCGCGGTGAACGGGCAGGACATCGCCACCCTTGGTACCAGAATGGCGACGGCCTTTGCTCAGGGAACTGATGCTGCCATTAAACTCGCTTTTGAACTGGCCGGGCCGAATGGCCTGTCGGTTGCGCAGGCCGCGAGCGCCCGCGCCTTCGATGCGCAGGGCAATCGAGCGGCGGCGGCAATCGTCATCATCGACGCCCTAAAGAAACGGTTCGACGGCAGCTTTCAGAATTCGCTCTCCGACAGCGCGAAATCGATAAATAGCATCGGCGCGGCTTGGTCGAACATGCTCGACAAGCTGTCTGACACCAAGGCCGTGGGCTTCGCCAGGGACGCTGTGATCGGGATGCTGAACGGGATCGCCAAGGCTGCGGCCGGCGGCGGAAGCACCGCCACTGCTGCGACCGTCAGGCCCGACGGGACGCCACAATCACCAGCGCCGGCCGGGTTTAAACGAGACGTGACCGGCAGGTTGATTCGGGATTTCAATCAGCCGGAAGCCGGCATGGCACCGGACCTGGCAATTGGTGGCGCCCTGACCGGGCCAATTACACCGGAATTGATCCGCTCAATGATCCGGGTGGAGAGCGGCGGCAATCCTAACTTAACCTCTCCCGCAGGCGCGTCTGGGTTGATGGGTTTGAGGCCCGGCACCGCTCGCAGTCTTGGCGTCAGTGACGTGTTCAACCCCACTGAGAACGTGAATGCTGGAATCAAATACATCACCGAGCTTGTTCAGAAGTTCGGGCTAGAGGGCGGTCTAGCTGCCTACAACATGGGGCCGGGGAACTATCAGAAGTTTCTCGACGGCATAAAGCCGATGCCGTTGGAGACGCAGAAATACGTTCCCAACGTTCTCGCGGGCGCCGGGGTCTCATTCGGCAGCGGCACCTTCCGTAACATCCCGGGTGGCGGTGGCAACGTCCTGCCGAGGGTTTCGGTCGATGCAAATTCTCCGGTCCCCGCTGAGGCTAGCAACGAAAACCTAGCCAACCTAGACAAGTGGCGTGAGTCGCAAGAGAAGATCAATAAGGCTCTAGCAGAAACCGGCGAACGCGCGATCTACGCAAAGACCTACGCAGACTCTCTGGCGAGTTCAGCTCTATCTGGTAACGAGAAAGAATGGGAGGCGCAGCTTCGCGCTTCGGATGCGGTAGAGAAGTTCCGTATCGAACTGAAAAAGGCATCCGACACACAAGACCTCACCACCCAAGGCATCATAAAGACCGCCGCAGCGTACCAACAAGGTTTAGTCCCCGGCCTAAAGTCAGCGGCAGAGGAACAGGCCAAGCTTGACGTGCGTCTCGGTAATGCCACCGATGTGGGTGCGCGCACTCAGCAATTATTGAAGGCGAGCGCGGCGGCGGCGATCGACTCCGCCGCCAAGGCTATCCCAGAGTTAGCTAAACAGGCCGAGGCTTCGGAGAAGCTTGCTGCTGCAGCTAAGAACGGTACCGGTGCGCAGCACGAGGCAGAGCTACAGAACCAAGCTACTGCCGCTACACACAACGCCCTGGCGGCTGCGGAGGCAACTGGCAACGGGGCGCTGATCGCGCAGGCCAAGGCGCTTACCGAATCCACTCTTGCGCAGATCAAAAAGAACGACGCGGCGCAGACGGCGTTGCTGCTTCAGCAAGGTATCAACTCGAACAACAATCAGATCGAAATCCTGAAACTGGAGACGTCACTTCAGGGGCAGACCACCGAGGAAATCTCGCGGCAGGTTGCGCTGCTTCAGGCGAAGCAGCTGTTGCAGAGCAAGAACGTCGACCTCGCGAGCGACGAGGCCAAGCAATATCTGGCCAGCACCGACCAGTTGGAGCGAGCGAAGATCGCACTCGCAGAAACCCAGCGTTCGGCTCAAGCCCTGAATGACGTGTTCCGTTCGATCGGAGAGACCATCGCCACAAGCATAACGGACGCGATTACCGGTCTGTTCGACAAGAAAAAGGTCGTGGACTGGGGCACCCAGATTAAGACCGTCGTCTCGGGGTTGGCGAGCCAGCTAATCAGTGGAGGTCTCGTCAGGCCGGCGATCGGATCGGTCCTCTCGGGTCTTGGTTTAGGTGCGGCCGCGCAGAATTTCGGCACGCTTGGCGGCACGTTTAACGCAATCAGCAATATCGGCGGCGGCGGTTCTTCGGGTACCGGGGCAAGCGGCAGTAGTGGCGGTATCGGCAACGTGCTCCAGGGCGGCGGTCTGTTGAAAGACCTGTTCGGCATAGACCTGGGTAGCGGCGGCATCGGGGGGGCGTTTAACTCATTCGGGGCGAAGCTTGGCTTTGCCACCGGCCCCAATACCGCAACTGGCGTTGACATCCCCGGCTCCCTGTTCGGAAACACCACACTTGGTGGGTTTGCGGGCGGAGTAGGGGCCGGCTTTGGTGCAGGCTCGCTGCTCAACAGACTGATAGGCGGCAATTCTGTCGGCGGCACGATCGGCAGCGGTCTAGGTTCTCTGGCGGGCGCAGGCATAGGTTCTCTCTTCGGCGGCCCGCTGATCGGCGGTCTCCTCGGTGGCGTCCTGGGCGGGCCTCTGGGCGGCCTCTTCGGTGGCAACCGGAAGCCAGACAACGCCAGCGGAGGCGTCATCAATCTCGCCACTGGCGGCATCTCGAACGTGCAGTCCGGCGGCAACCCGCAGAACGACCAAACCGCCAGCCAGATCGGCACCGCTCTCGCCGCCACCGTTACGAGGGCGCTCCAAATCCCCGGCGCACAGCTGCCGGGTGGCGCTGTTGGCATTCAGGCGGGCACTAGGGACGGCATCAAGCTCAGCTTCGGCGGGCAAGAGCAAACATTCAAAGACGCCACAAGCGCTATTGCGTTCGGCCTCAACGCGCTCCGCGATAACCTCACGGGCGTCAGTGACACCGTGCAAAAAGTGCTGCACTCGATTGGCGATCCCGCGCAAGTCGAGGCCGCTCTAGCGTTTGCGGATACCTATGATCGGCTAAAGGATGCCGCCGCCTCTGCCTTCTCGGAGGTCGAGAAGGGCACCAACACTATCGGCCCCTTCGAAACCGCGATGAGCCAAATCAACGCGCAATTCCAAGCTCTAAAAGATGGGGCAACCCAATATGGACTTTCGCTTGATCCGGTAATCGCGGCGCAGGACGAGGCAACTAAACGACTGCGCCAAGATTTTAGCGATGCGGTTGATCTCTACACCGGCAACGATACGACCAACGCCATCAAGACTATCCTCGACAACTATAAGGCGATTACGCGTGAGGCGTCCGCTGTCGGGGCTACCGACAAAGCTACGGGTGACAGGTTAGGCAACACCTTCCTTGGGCAGGCGGGTGCCGCACTCAGCACTCTTGGGCCGGATCAATTGAGGGAAGTACAGGCGCGGTTTGGGGGTTTGAATTCCGGCCTGGATGAGATGACCAAGGCCCTGATCGCCGCTGGGGGTGGCGCCCAATACGTCGCCGACGCGGCCCAAAAGGCGGCCGACGAGCAGGTAGCGGCGGCTAAAGCCATAGCCGACGCTGGGACTCAACTCGCCCAGCAAATGAAGCCGTTGCAAGATTTGGTCGCGGAACTGACTACCGGCAAGTCATCCGGCCTTACTATCGCTGCGCAGGTGAACGCCGCGAACGACAACTTCCAGCGGGAGCTGTCCCTGGTGAGGGGCGGAAACCTGGATGAGACAGGCAACCTCGCCACGGCCGGGCAGAACGCCGTGACTCTCTCCCAGCAGGCTTATGGCAACTCCGCAAAGACGGCTCAGCTACGCGCCTCGATCGTGCAGGGTGTTGATAGCGTTCTGAAGGGCAAGGGCTTTGCCGAGGGTGGCGACCCTGACCCAGGTTGGAACCTCGTCGGCGAGCGTGGCCCCGAATGGCTGCATCTACCGGGCGGGTCAATGGTTCTCCCGAATGGCACTTCAGTGGGCGGATCGTCCTCGATGGAGGTCGCTGGCTTGCTGCGCGAGGTGATTGGACTGCTCAAGGGCAACAACGCGATCAACCGGGAACATGGCGCCGTCAGCGAGCGTGGGTTCGAGAAGGTGACGGACGCATTGTCCGCACCGCCAAAGATTATCGAAGCTCCGCCTCGGAAGAAGGTGGCGTAAAGTGGCCCGCCCTCTTGTCGCGGTCGAAATTGACCTCCTCGACGTGTTCACCGACGAGGTGCATACCCTCTACCTGTGCAACGAAGGGCCGTTTAGCGGAGTTGATGGCTCCAATGTCATAACCTACCAACCAAGGCTGCTGTCGCCGGTTGATTCTGGATTGTCCATTTCGGCCGAGAACTACGGCCAGACGGCGCGATCGGCACCCAATGCCGGCGCAGTCAACATCGCGATGGACCCGGAGCTGTGGCCCTATTTGAACTATCGGTGGACCGGCAGAGAATACCGGATTTACGTAGGTGAGGTGGGTAATACTTACACTGACGTTGTTACCATTGCCGGTCCCGTGGAGGTCGGCAAGGTCACCGGCATGAGCTACACCACGAGCCGGAATCCCTCGATCACCGTGACTACAGCAGGCGCGGTAGCGCTGCTGGATGGGCCTCTCCTAACCGAACTGTATACCGAGGACGATGGCGTTCCCGACACGCTCCTGGGCAAGCCAAAGCCGCGCCTATGGGGCGCCGGCGTGCAGATCGAACCGGTGCTGGAGGATGCGGCCAATCAGGTATACCGCGTCTCCACGACGGCTCTGGGGGATGTGAGCGCTGTCCGAGTGGGCGGCATAGATTGGCCTCGGGATGAGACCGTCTCGCCGGCACCTGGCACTTACTCGCGGCAGCTGGGCGCCGGCACCTTCACGCTGTCATCCGACCCGTTGAGCGGTCAGGTGCGGTGCGACGCGGAATCGTCCGATGCCGGCAGTATGACGGCGGCGGAACTTATCAGGCAAATCGTTACTGAGTCCGGCGGTGACGCTGACATAGCCGACTTCAGCGCGGACGCCACATTTCTGATCGGCTACTACGCTAAAGATCCGGTCAACCGCCTCGACGTGTTGGACGAGATCACGCTTGGTGTGGGCGCGTGGTGGGGGCCAACCAATGACGGCAAGATAAAGGCTACAGTCTACGAGGAGCCTGACACCGTAGCCAGTCAGACGCTCACCGATTTCGTCGTAGAAGACTTCAGCATGAAGCAGACGCTGATCGCGGCATGGCGAATTCGGGTGGAGTATGCTCGCAATTGGCAACCCAATACACAATTCTACGATGCTGTGCCACTCGTTGATCAACAGGCGATGACGGTGGGCGGCAAGGTGACGTTGCCGTATGAAAACCTCGGGCTACACGCGTCCGATCCGACGTCGCTTGACGTTCCCCTGATCCGATCACTGGTGTTGACCGAGGCGGATGCAAATGAGATCAGGGATCGGCTGGCGGTAGCTTGGGGTGCGGAACGCCGGTTGTATGAAGTGGTGGCGCGCGGAGTCACGGTCGCCCTGTATGACACCGTGGAAGTTGATTACCTAATGATCGGCCCGCAGAACTTTCGGGTCCATTCCGTTTTGCGAACGCTAGATGGTGACAGTACAAGGCTCCTACTTTGGGGGGAGGGTAACGTAACCCTGGCCCCCGACCTCGGTTACATTATTACAGAAACGGGGAGCCCAATCGGACTAGAGGACGAGTCCGGCGGACTTCTACTTGAAGATGCGGCTTAGGTAGATAGCGATGGCTAATACTCGAATCTCATCCCTAGACACCATCACAGACCCGGAAAACTTGTACGTCACCGGGATCGATTTGACACGTTCTGTTGGGCACCAGAATGTAAAGATCAGCACACCCGATCTTGTGTCGGGCGCAACTGCCGGCACTCAGCTTTACGTCGAGACGCACAATGGGATAACGCTGCTGGGAGATAGTTTTGCGCTCTCACCGTTGATTACTCCCGATGATGCGGACCCGGCCGATGTGTTTCTCGAACACCTGGAGATCGGGGTGGCCGCGCTGGCGGGAGGGTATTACGATTTTGAAATTTACTGCGGAACCTTAGAAGACCCACATGGCTCTACTCCCATATATAAATTCAGCACTGATACCGGATCGTCGGGATTTATTGCCAATAACTACATCCAATCAGTTAGGTTTATTCTAGGGAAGAGCCTGTTTTTACCGTTTTCTTTTGCTGGGTCGAACAATTGGTACATTCAATTTTTGAACCAATCTGGAGACCCTACGATCTTCAACATCCAGGCTGTCTACAGCAAGTTCGACGCTCTTGGTGCAGAACTGGTGGCTGGGTATGAAGATCCAGATCCGTATTCTGGGCCGCTATTTGACGACGTGTACGTTGGCCCCACCAGAACTGCCAACACGGGAGACCAGTACACGGAGCCGATGTATGCCATGTCGGCGATTGCTGATGGCGGAACGATGCACGTTGATGCCGGGAGATACTACCGCGTGTTTGGGGTAGCAAATACCGGCGATACGTCCTTCGCGGAGTTCCGTAACTTCGGGTCAAACACCGCCCAACTACCAGCGGGCGCGGCAAGGTTCTCGACCGGAATAACCATCAGCGGCGCTGGGACGTTAGGGGCGGAAGGGACGCGAACCATCTTTAACGGCCAGGGCGGCGTTGGCAATGGTCACCGGCTTACATTCGGGAAGGCGTTTGTGTATTGTCGGGCGCCGGTCACGTTTAACGATATCCAGTTCATCAACTGCGGCGGCGCTGATGGGGTTGGCGATGGCGAGGCGGCTATTTACCCGGAAGCGTTCCTTGTCGACGGCAACCTGACGGTCAATAGGTGCGCCTTCGACGGAAATGAACAGGGTGTATTTGCGCCGTTTATTGGAGGGGGCGGCTTAGGTCTGCACGTTAGCGTGTATCTGAATTATTGTGACTTTGGTTACGAAGTATCTAATGCACAAGCTAGGGACGGATTCTCTCACGACGTATACCTTCAGTGCAATTATGTTTTCATAGATCACTGCAATTTCTATGGGTGCGAATTTGGCAATCAGGTCAAATGCCGCTCTCCAAATTTGACGATCACCAACTCCTATATACGGGCAGTAAGTGGCCGGTGTATCGACTATCCTGATGGCGGCGCCCTTAATGTTAGCGATACAATTCTTGATCAGCGCACGGATTGCAACGGCAACTACCTCGCTTACGCTAACGAGGGTCTTGAGCACACATACGCAGACCCTGTATTTACCGATTGTACATTGAGGATAAACAGGTTCGACACAGCGATATGGATGTTGGATTCAGATCCAGACCATAAGTTTGTATTCATTGATCCCATCTTAGAGTTCTATCAGGGGGACAGCATTCGACCAACCATCATACCGACACGGGCGGGTGGCACAGGCATCTTTGATGATACGGTAGTAGTAGGGTTTACGAACTTCGACCCCGGCGGGATTGGAACTTGGCCGGTCCCTCCTGCGCCACCAGCGCCAGCTTCCTGGCCGTAAAAAGGAAGACGTATATAAAATGGCCCGAAATGCGCACTTCGGTATCAGGGATTGGTGCCTCAGTGGTGGCGGCGCCTTCTCTGGCGGCGATTGGGGAAGCTCGTTGGGGAACGTCACCGACCCGCGCCCTCAGTTTACCGCAACTTCTGTCACCAACGGCACATCGGACACTAGGTTCTCGGTGGACTTCGGCTCCGCTAAGCGTATCGGTGTGTTCCACTTCCAGAATCTAGTGGTTGAGTCAGCCGCAACGATCCGGCTTAAAGCCGGCAACGATCCCACCTTTGCGACCAATCTGTATGACAGCACCTCAGTCAGCGCTTGGCCGTCTGACATCATCCCCGCCGGCAGCAATTACATTCCCGGGGCCTACGAGGCTCTTGGCAGACAACGGATTTTTGTGCCGCCGGCCGTCATTGGGGCGCGGTACATCAATGTGGCGATCGATAATCATCTGGCGTCTACGTTGACGCAGATCGGCTGCTTCTGCGCGTGCGACGTGTGGGAGCCGGATCACAATTTCGTCTATGGCGCGTCTTGGTCAACTGTCGATGACAGCGACGTGCAGCGCATCCCTGGCGGCACTGTCTACGTCAACGAGCGCCAGAAGCGGCGGCGGGTTGACTTGGGTTTCGATGCCCTCCCGGAAGATGACGCCACCGGAAAAGGGTTCCTTTTTTCCCTTGTTCACGGACGATCTCACCCGGTTGTTGTGGTCCCCTTCCCGGATACAGCCGCGAGCCTCGAACGGCTTTCGATCTACGGCAGATCGACCCAGGACGGCAAAATCTCCAATCCGTTTTTGGGGCTATATTCCCAAACCTTCCAGATCGAATCAGAGGTATGAGCGGGCATGTGCGGCGCCGGTACCGCCCTGATCCTCCGGGGTAACGGCGTGGCGGTGATCGTTGTAGTGCTGGCGATGCATATCGCCCAGGCGGCCATCCTGCTGGTTGACACGCACGCCACCGGCGGGATCGCCCTGTCGACGATGCTCGATACAGCAAGATGGCTCCGGCTAGGCGGGGCGCATTCGCTGGGGATCCTGATGCTCGGCTTTGCCGGCTGCACCGTATTGGCGTTGACCGTAAGATTGGGGCATCCCCTGATCGCTTTGACGCTGATGCTGCCACAGCAAGCGTTGCTCACCATTGCCGCTACCGGAGCCGTGGGGGCGATAATCGACAGCAGTTACGCCGATGGGGTCTTGCGCTCGCGCGGGTTCATCCTTGCCGATCAGCTTCCCCTCTTTGTCATCCTGGCGACGCATACGGTCGCCGCGATCTCGCTCAGTCGACGCCGCTGCTCATGAGCGGCGGATACATAGTTGTCGCCGTTCTCGGGATCGCGATCGTTACTCTAGTCTTTGGTGGCGGCATGGCACTCAAAGGCGATGTCTCGATCCTTGCCGCGCCATGGCTCGGGCACGGGCGAGCGGTCGAATGTTTCCTGACGTGCGTCGCGGCGATGCAGGGCCTTATATTGCTGTTCGATACGACTGCCGCCTATGACAGCAAGGCTACCGTCGATCTGGCGTGGTGGGGCTATGGGCAATGGCTCGCCCTGCCGTTTCTGGTTAAGGCTACCCTTTCCGGGTCGGGCCTGATTTTCAATATCCACGGGCTTCCTTATTCCCGTGCCCTGCGGTTTTCTGGGGCGTTCGTCGGCTGCATGATCTGGACCTGGTACGCGGCGAAGCTTCTCCTGCTCGGCGCCCCGGCGGCGATGGGGACGCCGTTCTGCATTATGTCCGCGCTGTTCAGCATGCGGATCATGGGACTGGCTCTGGCGGGACTGCCGCGGCCCGGTGCACCGGGAGCGATGGGCCTGTGACCGCCGGGGATCTGGTCGCAAACCCGAATTTCATCCCAACGATAGGCGCAGCAATCGTCGCGGCGCTCGGCGCCCTATACGGCATCAGGATGAAATGGCGCCTGGATCGGGTTGACCCGATCGCTGCCGGTTTGGGCGCGCAAATCACGGGCTGGAAAGAACTTGTCGAGAGCGTGGCCAAGGAGCTCGGCGAGGTCCGCGAAGAGCTTCGGCAGTGCCGCGCCGACAGCACCCGACTTGAAAACGAAAACGGCGCGCTTCGGCACCGATTGATCATCGTCGAGGGGCGCCTTACCACCCTTGAGCGCGCGGCGGATACGACGCTCTAACCCCGGGTTTCCTGAAACCCCGGTTTCGTGAAACTAAAAAGGATTCACACAGATGCCGATCACGATGCCGCCCTTGCCGGTACCCTTCGCCGAGCGCGGATGGTGGCTGATCAACGCGCTGAAAGACAAGTTCGATCTCACGTTGAATCAAGCGGCGGCGATCGTCGGCAACCTCGGTTTCGAGAGCGGCGGGCTGAAGATCATGCAAGAGATCGCGCCGGTAGGTGGCGGTCGCGGCGGCTATGGGTGGGCTCAGTGGACCGGCCCGCGCCGGCTTGCCTACGAGGCATGGTGCCGCAATCAGGGCCTGGCTGCATCAAGTGACGAAGCGAATTACCGATACCTCTGTGTCGAGCTTCAAAGCTCGCACAAATACGTGATGGCCGCGCTGCGCAAAGAGACGGAACTTGGCCGCTGCGTCTTCGTCTTCGGGAGGCTGTACGAAGCGCCAGGAGGTACGACCGAAACGCATCTGCCCGGCTACGATGGCCGGCTTAACTACGCGCAACAGGGGCTTGCCGGGGGCAAGCCGCCGATCATCATCGGTGCGCCGAAAGCAGACGCCCCCGCGGCGCTGCCGGGTTCGGATGATCCCGAGCAAGAGCAGCCCGACGACTACGACTACACCGCGATCATCCGGACGGCCGAGGCGCTGCAGCTCCAGCTGCGCGATGCGGGCCTCTACGACGGCGAGATTGACGGGGCGTTCGGGCCGAACAGCTCCGCCGCGGCGATGCAGGCGTGGCGTATGGCGAAGGGCTAATCCCGCAGCTTCACGCCGCCGTCGATGAATTCCACGCCAGCCGCTTCAAGCGCACGCTGAAGGGCGGCCACTGTTGCGGCTGCCACGCCTCGCCGGCGCGCGCCGCTTTTCCGCGTGAGAGGAGCAAGCCTGATGGCCGCCGATTGGACAGATCGCCGGAATGTCGCAGGCCTAGATCGCGACGAATTTCATGCTGTTCAGCGCGAGATGGCTGAATCAATCCGCACGCGCGGGGCAACTTTCGCGCGGTTCACGCTTCTGCCTGATGCGGATAACCCGGTCGAATTCGTCGTGGAAGGCTGGCGAGTGCAGCCCGACGATCAAGGCCCTCTGCCCCGCATGGCCGCCGACGGCACCGCGCCCGATGTCTACAAGCAGATAGGCGACGCTATCGGCCTCGACAAGCGGCATAAGCTTGAGCCGGCGCCGCAGCTCAAGCCGGCATTCCCGGCCCGCGCCTTGGACAACAGCGCCGCCGGTCAGGCGCCCATCATTCCGCACGAGGAATAGACCATATGCAGGAGCAATACATTCAGCCGGCCCTAAGCGCGATGACGGTGCTCATCTTTGCCGGGGCATTCACGGCGCTGTGGTGGGCCGGCGACAAGGAGAACATGAACCTCATGGTCGGAGCCATCATCGGCCAGTTCGTTGCCGTAATGCAGTACCACTTCGGCTCGTCGTCCAGCTCGCGGAAGAAGGACGAGACGATCGCCACTCAGGGCGCGGCTCTCGCCACCAGCTCGCCGGCAACAACACCGGCCCCGCCGCCGTAATCCATGTGGCAGACGGCGACGATAAGGGCGATGGCCTCGTACGCAACATCCCCGCGGCCATACTCGTGGCGCTCGTCGTGCAACTCGGCGGCACGATCTGGTGGGCCGCCCGCATGGATACCCGGCTCGACATCAACGACCGGGTGATTACCGCGCTCCTTGTGCGGATCGAGCGTCTCGAAGCCTCGAACCAAAAGCTGCTGATCGACGTGGCGCAGTCGCAGGCCGAGATCCGGCAAATGTTGCGCCGCGCCGATCCTTAACCACGGCCGCAATCCCGCGGCCCATTTCCAGGAGTATCAGCATGAAGAAGTCGCTTTACGCGGCCGTCTTGGCCGTGGCCGCTGCCGTGTCTCTCGGCGGGTGCGCGCCGGGACAGGTTGCCGATACCGCCGCTACGGCTGCCGGCTATCAGGCGAAGATCGCCGCCGCCTGCAATACCGCGATGCTGGTCGCGCCGCTGGTGCCGGCTGTAGGGCCGTGGATCATCGCCGGCTGCGGCACGGAAGCCGCGATCGCCAAGCTGGCGCTCGATCCGACATCGCTCCAATGGGTCAACGGGCTGATCGCGAACGCCCGCCTCTGACGAAAGCGCGCCCGGCGATGGCCTGTTATTCGCGCCCGGGCCGTATAGCCGAGGTGCGGGCCGCTGGCGTGCGGTAGCGGCGCGCGATAAACCGGACCATCTGCGGCGCTCGGGAGCGGGAACCGAGGCCCAATCACGCTCATCGCACCGCTATGCTTCTCCGGTGTGGGCGGTACCCTGGCAAAGCGCCCTCCAACAGCGCGGCGTCAGGGCGGTGGCGCTAAGATCGGTGTAGGGGTTGCGGCTGCCTGGCGTAAGCTGAAGGCCGCCAATATCGCGAGTTACGACGCGATCCGCAGATGATCAGAGGGCCGGTTGGGGAAACTCAGCCGGCCTTTCCCATTATTGACCAAAGCCTCGCTTGGATATCGGGGGCGCCGGTTCGGGGTCTATCTGATTGCATTGATATTGCGACTGCCAATCGTGCTTTGGGCAAAGCCGCCAGATGCCGGCTAGCCCGAGGCCGCAACGTGGGCACAGTTTCGGGGGCGGCTCATCATTTGGGCGGCTTATCCGGGCGACGATTGTGGCGCTCATCGCAACGGCCTCTTTTCGATGTGGTAGCCGCGCGCCTGCATGCACTCGATCAGGACATCCTCGCGGCTCTGGTCCGTCGCCTCGGACTGGATGAGGCTCGCGACGGCGAAGGCGTAGGGCGTGCCGGCGATAACCCCGCCGCTCGGCACCATGCCCCGCGACACCAGCCGGCATTGTGCGGTCTCGGCTGAGGCCTGGTCGAACGGCACGCCGGCCTTGGCGAATACGCGCTCGTAGGTGGGGGCGCAGCCGGCGAGGGCGGCGAGGCACAGGGCGGCCGCAGCACCGTTGCGTATCCAGTCATTATCCGGACGCATTATCCGGACAGCCTGGCTGAAAATCTCGTAAGTAGTTGATTTAGTGGTGCTGCCGGTCAGGATTGAACTGACGACCTCTCCCTTACCAAGGGAGCGCTCTACCACCAATGCCGTTGATTTCATTGACGCCTCCCGCGTCTGTTGCCAGTAAATTCCGCCTATTTTCGGCTATTCTGCGGGCGTTATCCGGACATTCCATGGTTCATGATCTTCTAAGGCCACCGCGATCCGATTGAGCGCGCGAGATATCGCGAATAACCCATCGACAACATTGGCAGCTTCCCCGTTTCGATCGCTTTCGTTTGGGCTAATGAGAGTCTCACTCAGTACCCTTGCCGTCTCTTTGGTCATCAGTCCATTACCTTCCTGGCCGCTCTCAAAAACTCGGGCGAGTGGTGCGCATACAACTCAGTCGTCCGCTGCGTGCTGTGCCCGAGCCAGCCGCCGACAATGCGGAGATCGACGCCGGCCTGCGCGAGCCAAGTCCCGGCAGTATGACGAAGCGTGTTCGGGATTACGCCCACGAGCGCAGCCCGCGCACAGGCGTTGCGGAAGGCCCGCTTGACGCTGGCGAGCTTCTGGCCCTTGTAGGCCAGCACATACGGCGACGTGGCCCGTGCGTGCGCTCGCAGCAGGAACCAGCGCAACCGGCGCGGCATGGAGATGATGGGCCGTCGCTTCGCCGTCTGCCGGCGGCCGGGCGGGTTGAAGTCGATGCGGTCGCGGTCGAAATCAATCTGTGTCCAGCGGAGATCGAATAGCGCGCCGCTTCGGGCGCCAGTGGCGAGCCCGAGCAGTATGAATAGCGGTAAGTGATCGCGCGCTTCCGGCCATCGGCGGCTTTCCCACAGCAGCCGAGCCGCCTCGCTGCGGCTCAACCATCGGTCACGCCCCGGCGATCGTCCCGGCAACTCGACAAACGGTCTGTCGACCAGCTTGCCGTTGCGGTGCGCGTAGCCGAGCGCGGCACGCAGCACGCTCAATTCGCGGGCGGCGGTTGAGGATGCCACGCTGAAGGTGCGGGCCTTCACGTAGGCCCGGCACGTCTCCGGTTTCACGTAATCGCAGGGCCGGTCGCCCCACCACGACAGCAGCGCCTTGATGGCGTAATGAACCGTCGCCGGCGCCGAGGTGTGCTCGGCCGCATGTTCATCGGCATAGATCGCGAGCACGTCGGCTATGCTTGCCTGAGATGAACGACGGGGGCCATCCCATCGGACCGGGCCGGGGTCTCGCTTTTCGAGCCATTCGGCGATCGCTTGATGAGCCTCCGCGAGATCGCGAGTGCCCGTTGAACGCTCCCGACTTCGGCCGGTTTGTTCGTCGGTCCAGTAGATGTAGAAAGTGCCGCCGCGCTTTTGGTTTGGCCGGAGCTTCGGGCCTTCGGGTGGACGGGACACGCAATCGCCTCCTGCCATGCAGCGAGATCGTCGGCACGATACATGATGCGGCCGGCGACTCGTCTATACCCGATCCGCCCCGCCGCCCGCTCCGAGCGCAGGGCGCGCGCGGTCACGCCGATGAGCTTGGCCGC